CTACTATCAAAATATTCAATCCTATAGCAAAGACTTATCACTTACAAGATGCACAAGACTTTGACTTTGAAGGAATGAAAAGAGACATAACTATACATACCGAATATGGAGATGCAGCATATAACGCTCAGTTTGATTGGGCAGATGCTGACGGAATTAAAAGAGCGTCTACAGCAGAAACTGAAAACTTTTTAAGGTATATAAATGGACCAGGTATTAAAGACCTAGAAGACATGCCAATGCATTTGAAGGGTTCAAAAACTTTTGCAGAGAAAGCGGAGTTAGTAGCACGAAAGAGAGTTATAGAAGGCATGTTTCCTCACAAGACTCGCCCTAATATGAGACTCAAAGTAAATAAAGCATTAGTATTAGCAGGTGCAAAGGCAATGGGTAAAAGTCTTAAGAAAGGAAGTACGAAAAGCAATAATAAACTCAGCACAAAGAAGGTATCTTCAAAAAGGTCTAAGGTAAAGGCAGTAAGAAAAATTAAAGCAGGTGCAAATAATGGCAAAGGCGTAACAGCACTGAGTCCGGTTGCTTTAAGAAATATACTAAATGAAATGTTACCAAAAGCAGTAGCAAGCAAGATGACAGCACCAGCTTTACGTTTTAGAACAGGTAGATTTGCTAATAGTGTTAGAGTCGATTCTGCACTAATGGGACCAAGAGGAGGAGTACATATAGATTATACTTATCAAAAGAATCCTTACCAAACTTTTGAACCAGGCTTTAAACAAGGGAGTACTCAAAGAGATCCTAGAAAAATAATAAAAGAAAGTATAAGAGAAATAGCAATAGGAATTTTAGGAACACAACCACATACGATTAGGAGAATTTAATGGACGCGGACTTAGCAAGAAAATATTCGACGCGAAGACGTGCCATTGTGGGAGCAATCGCAGAGAAATTACAACAATCTTTAACAGGTAGTGCCCCTTTTAGGACTGCTGTTCAAGATGTTAGTCCCAGACTTAGGTTTTGGGATGAAACAACAGAGTTCCCTTCTATCCAAGTAGGAGCAGGAGGAGAAACTAGACAATATGATGGCGGAGGATTCCGCTTCAGATTTTTACGAGTAACTATTAGATGCTATGTAAATGACTCAACAGATGTCATTTTAGCACTAGAAGAGTTACTAGAAGATGTTGAAACAGTAATGGAGGATTATGATCCAATAACATACTTTGATTCAACAGGAACGTCTCAATCAACAATTCAGACTACAATTCTGTCAGTTGATACAGACGAAGGCGTTTTGGAACCTCTCGGCGTAGGAGAAATCGTCGTAGAGATCCGATATTAGAAACTAGCTGAGCTACATAAAAATTTAGCAAGGCTCTTTTCAGAGAACGATAGGAGAAAAATAATGGCATTTCATTTTAGTAGAGATACCAAAGTATTTATGAAGTGGCACGCCACCACTAGCGGAGCTAGTGGAGACAGTGCTATGTATGAAATACCAGTACTTGATGGATTCTCATTCAGCCAAGCAACTAATACTTCAGAGATTACTCTGAATGAAGCTGCAGATGGGTCAAACTTAAATAGTAAAAGAGGACGAACTATGTTCAATGACTCTTTTGCTCCTGCTGAATGGAGTTTTAGTACTTACATGCGACCAACAACCTCTGGTGCCACGGATACGTGGGCAATTACAGGTTCTGGAGCAACGCATTTGGGACAACATGCTGGTGACGGAAAGGACTTTGCGGTAGAAGGACCGTTATGGGGTGCAATGAGTGCAACAACTTATGCCCTAGGAACAGGATCCGCAAATACATGGACGGCAGCCTCACATGAACCCAACGAATTTAATTTCGAAAATTCAAACAAAGTAGCACTAGGAGTATTTGATTTATACTTTGTGCTTGGAGCCACTCACGACGTAGATGGAACTTATACAACTGCTGCTGACGATAGTCAGACAACGATTTATAAGATTGCAAACTGTTCGGTAGGTTCAGCTTCGATAGACTTTGACATTGATGGCTTAGCACAAGTTGCTTGGTCAGGTCAAGGAGCAATCATATCAGAAGTTGCATCATTGCCGATGGCAGCCGGAGAAGGAGCATCTGCAGACGGTAGTGTAAAAGGTCTAGTTAACGAAGGACTAACCAGCACCGCAAACTTTGTAAGACAAAAATTAACAAGCATGACTGCAGCATTTAGCTCAGCCAACTCAACAGGAACTGACGGAAGTCACCCTGCGAGTTATGCACTAACCTTAACAGGTGGAAATATAACTATTGAAAACAATCTTAGTTATCTAACACCAGAAACTCTAGGGACTGTTAATCAGCCTCTAGGACACGTTATGGGTACAAGATCAGTAAGTGGAAACTTTACCTGTTATTTAAATAGTGTTGCTGATGGATCTATGGAAATGTTTGAGAACTTAATCGAAGGCACAGGACAGGTTACTAATGCTTTCGCTTTAACCTTCGCTATTGGCGGAGCTGGACAAACTCCTCGAGTAGATGTGGTTATACCAAGAGCACATTTTGAGTTACCAACTCATTCAATAGAAGATGTTATCAGTGTAGACGTGAGTTTCCACGGCTTACCTGCTGACCTCGCAGATCCGACAATCGATGACGATGAAGCGGAAATAAAGATTACTTACGTAGGATCGTAAGTAATAAATTTTAACAAATAAGGTTGGGGGATAACCCCCAGCCTTCCTTTTATAGGAATAGAACAGAATGAACGAAACAGTAAAGGAGAAGCCGATTCAAGAATTGTCATTAAAGAATTTAATGACACCAATGAAAACGGTTGAATTTGACTATCCTGGTTGTGAGGGCTTTAAAGTATCACTTTGCTACTTAGCAAGAGAAGAACTAGTAAAGCTTAGAACTAGGTGTGTAAGTCAAGTATTTAATAGAAAAACTCGTGGTTATGAAGAACAAATGGACGACGAGAAGTTTTTAGCAGAATATACAAAAGCAGTTATTAAAGGCTGGAAAGGTTTAAAATTATCATATCTCAAACATCTACTTTTAGTAGGAAATATTGAAGATGAAACCGTTACCCTACCTTTTAACCAAGAGAATGTAGAAACTCTCATGAAAAATTCTAGCGATTTTGATACTTGGGTTACCGAACAGGTAGGTGATCTTGAAAATTTTACTTCGAGCAAGTAAAGGCAATACTTGCTCTTATAGAGCGAAAATATAAAGAGTCTATAACACTAGATCAGTACTTGACCATGTGTGAACAATTAGGTCAAGATCCTGATCCGACACAAATGCCACCTGCCGATGATGATTTTCCGCTAGAGGTACAACAGGCGATGGTAATTCATACTGTTTTACCAGATAGATGGGACGGCATGAGTGGCTCGTATATGGGGAAAGATTGGTCTGCCTTGGCTACTTTACTTGAAGTATACGAAATAGAAGAAAGAAGAATAGTTTGCTTTTTCTTGAAATATGTAGAGAATGCTCACATGGTAAATATCAATGACGAGCTTAAACATAAGCGAGACGCCCACGAAAGGCGAACAAAGAGCAGATAATGGCAAAGAAAATTCAAGGCGCTGAGATTACCTTTAGAGTAACCGATGATGGTACTCTTAAGATGGTTGGGCAAAAAGCCGAAAAAACCGCGAAAAGTATGGATAAACTTGGGGGAGCCTCCCAAGCTACTGATCGCAGAATAAAAGGTGTAACTCAACAATCTTCAAACGCAAGTAAAAATTTCAGTAAGCAAGCGCAAACCATGCAAGGTGGTATTGTAGCTGTATATGCAACCATTGCCGCACGTGTATTCGCCGTATCCGCCGCCTTTCAATTCTTGAAAGAGGCATTTGAAACCCGTAATTTAATTGAAGGACAGTTAGCTTTTGGAGCTGCGACTGGGGTTGCCTATGGAACAATGACAGAGGGAATAATAAAAGCCTCTGGTGGGTTAATTCAGTTTAAAGAAGCCGCACAAGCCGCTGCTATTGGTTCAGCTGCTGGTTTAACTTCAGATCAATTAAATAGATTAGGAACAGCCGCAAAGAATACTTCCCTTGCTCTAGGTAGAGACTTAACAGATTCATTTAATAGGTTAATCAGAGGTACGACAAAAGCGGAACCAGAACTCTTGGACGAATTAGGTATCATTTTGAGACTAGAACCTGCAATGGAAAAGTATGCTTTATCCATAGGTAAAAGTAAAGATGATCTAAACCAATTTGAAAAATCACAAGCGGTAGCAAACGAAGTTCTAGATCAAGCAGAAACTAAGTTTGGAGCAATCGAAAAAACTATGGATCCCGCCGGATTCGCACTACAAAGATTCTTAAAAGCCTTTGATGATGTAATGAAAGGTATCAAAGAAAAAACCACAAACTTTTTAATCCCCGTAATAAACTTCTTTGCCAATAATATATTGTCTTTGATTGGTACTATGGTGTTATTCTTAGCGCCTATTCTTAAATCAATTATGCCCAATTTTGCACTTATGTCGGATAACTTATCTAATAAAGCAAAACAACATGCTATAACATTAGAAGAAGAAAGAATAGCATTGGCAAGATTAAGACA